CAGCGTTAGCAAGCTATGGTCGTCACTTTCTAGGTGCGGCTATTGCTCTTTACATGACTGGTAATACAGACCCAGGAGATTTGATTAAGGGCGGAATCGCCGCATGTCTCCCAGTTATTTTAAAGGCATTAAATCCAAACGAAACCTCATTTGGTTTCACAAAGAAATAAAACTAAATAAGTAGTTAGGATGGCTCCTATGCTAAAATGGGCATAGGAGTTTTCCTATTTTAGGAGTAAAATGGCATCGGTTAAAAATTTTGAAGTAGACCAAAATACAACTTTTACATTTACTATTGAATATAAAGATAGTAGTGGAAATCCAATTGTATTAACAAATGCTACTGCAAAAATGCAAGTAAGAGATAGCCAAGGCGGAAGTAAATTAGCAGTTACTCTAACATCTTCAACGGGTGGAGGAATAGTAATAACTCCGAATCTTGGAAAAATTGTTGTAACTATGACTCCAGAACAAACAAGTAAACTTTTTTATCCAAAATCTGCATATGATTTAATGCTAACAGACCAGTATAATGTTAAAAGAAAATTAATGGAAGGCTATTTAACATTAAGTAGATCGGTAACAATTTAATGGCTGAAGATACAATTATAGTAACATCCGAAAGCAGCAATCTTTCTGTAACCGAACAAGTCAATGAGGTAATCGTATATACTCCAGGACCTCAAGGACCTTCTGGAAGAACAATTTTAAATGGCGAAGGCAACCCACTCCCATCGCTTGGACTTACTGGAGATTTTTATTATGATAAATTAACAACTAAATTTTGGGGACCTAAAGTAACAGATACCTCATGGGAAAATGTTACAAATTACGCTCTTGCAGCAGGAGCTAAAGAGGTTTCTTGGGAACTTCCGCAGCTTGTTAATACAAAGCCAGACGAATGGGTGCTTATTATTGATCATGATTTAGGATATAAGCCAAACGTTACAGTAAAAGCTAGTTCTGGAGACGTATTAGAGACGGGAATAGACTATAATAGTGTTGACAGACTTACGCTGGTAATGGCTCAGCCATTTTCAGGAACAGCGTACCTGTCTTAAGGAGAATAAATGGCAAGAAAATTTCTTGTAAGCGTTGACTTAAATAAAAACGAGTTACAAAACGCAAGAATCCAAAACTTAGGCTCTGCACCATCAAGCCCAGTTGCTGGACAAATTTATTACAACACAGCAGACAATGCTTTGTTCTTCTTTAATGGTACTTACTGGGCTAGAATGGGCGGAGATTTTGGCACAGGCGGAATTGTAATATCTAAAGTTGATTTAGGCGGAACATCATCTGAAGGCGTAGCTACATCAGTAGCAAGATCAGACCATACCCACGGAATAGATGCGTCTTCATCAAATACAGCAAACTTTTTAGTTCAACGTAACTCCAGCGGTAATTTTTCTGCTGGAACAATTACCGCAGCTTTATCTGGAAATGCATCAACAGCATCAAAACTTGAAACAGCAAGAAATATTGAGTTAACTGGACAAGTAACAGGTACTGTATCATTTGATGGATCTCAAAATGTAACTTTAAATACAACAGTTGCTTCTCTTCCAGCAGATGTAACAATTACAAATAATTTAAATGTCGGCGGAGATTTAAATGTAACTGGATCAATTAATGCTGTTAATACAACTCAGGTAAATATATCTGATAATTATATTAATCTTAATAGTGACATGCCAGAAGAAAATTCTCCTTCTGTAGATGCTGGTATTAGAGTTCATCGTGGCATTGAAGCAGATGTAGATATTAAGTGGAATGAGACATCTGATCAATGGCAATTAACTAATGATGGAACTAATTTCCATGGCATAGTTAGAAAATTTTCTGAAACATTACCATCTTCAACTGCAACATGGGTTATTACACATAATTTAAATACAAAAGATGTAATTGTACAGGTATATGATACATTAACCCCATTTGCAAATGTTGAAACAGATGTTGAACACACAACAGTTAATACTGTAACAATAAAGTTTGCATCAGCGCCTTCCAGCGGAGCATATAGAGCAGTTATAACTGGTTAGGAGATATAAGTGTCATCAGTAAGACGACTTGTTCCCTTAAATGCATTAGCATCAGCAACAAATCCCACAGACGGCAGAATCGGTGATATTTATTACAATACTACCGACGATGAATTATATTTTTATGATGGCACAGCTTGGCTACCAGTAGCGTCTGCTGGTCAAGGAGTTCTTTCACATATTCATACATATGACGGAGATATATTCTCTGTAACTGGCAACACTCTTCCAAATCCAGGAACAATTGATGGAGGTACTCCATAATGCCATCAGATATTGCTATAAAAATACGAAGAGGATCAAATGCTGCTTGGATAGCAGCAAATCCTATTTTACAAGCTGGAGAATTAGGTCTTAATACTGACAACAATAGATTAAAAGTAGGAAACGGTACGCTTGCCTGGAATTCTCTTTCATATATAAATATTTCTCCAGGAGATGTAAATGAAGCAACACAGGATTATATTGGCGGATTTTTACAAAACGGAACCCATGACGCAATTGATGTAACTTATAATGATACCTTAAATACAATAGCAATGTCTATAGATAGAGATGTAGTTGTTGATAAAACTACAGCTCAAACTATTACAAATAAAACTATTGGCACTGGATCAACTTTTTCTGCTGATTTTTCTGCAAGTAATTTTAAAATAACAAATTTAGGTTCTCCCACATCAAATAATGATGCAGTAACAAAACTATATGTCGATACACAGATATCAAATATTATAGATGGAGCTCCAACTGCTTTAAATACTCTTAATGAACTAGCAGCAGCATTAAATGACGATGCGTCATTTGCTGCAGGAGTAACCACAACTTTAGGAAACAAGTTAGATTCTTCTACAGCTGCTTCTACATATGCTCCTATTGCCTCACCAACATTTACTGGAACAGTAACATTTCCAGCAAATACTTCTGGAGCAAATTTAACAAATATTCCAAATTCAGCATTAACCAATAGTTCAATTACAATTAATGGATCAGTTGTATCATTGGGAGGTACAACAACAATTGCTGGAGAGCTTCCTAGCCAAACATCACAAGGCGGAAAATATCTAACAACAGACGGGTCTGTTTTGTCTTGGGCAGTAGTAGACGCATTACCATCTCAATCTGGACAATCTGGAAAATACTTAACAACTAATGGTTCAACAGCATCATGGGCAGTTCTTGATTTATCAACAAAGCAAGACGTTGTCGCAAACGTATCTTCTACTGAAATTGGATATCTAGATGGAGTTACTTCTTCAATACAGACACAGTTAGATTCAAAAGCAGTATATCCAACGCAAACTAGTAACTCTGGGAAATATTTGACAACAAATGGAACTAGTACTTCATGGGCTACAATAGACCTATCTCCAGTAAACAATAATTTAATTATGCAAATAATGGAAGCATACTAAAGGAGGATAAATGCCAACACTATCAAAACTAATAGCAAGAACAACTCTTACTACTACTAATACTACAGTTCTTTATACCGTTCCTGCATCTACTACAACAGTACTAACAAATATAATTGTTAGTAACATAACTGGTACTGCCGCAACATTTAATATAACTTTGCCAGACTCTTCTGGAACTCAAGTTGCTCTTGCAACAGCAGTTTCGGTTCCAGCAAACAGTATAGCCTCGTTCGACCTTAAGCAAGTTTTAGGTGGATCTGGAACACAGACTATCATTGGATGGGCTTCTGCAAACTCTGCATTAACCATTCATATGAGCGGAGTAGAGTTATCATAAAATGTCTATATCGATATTTCCACCGCAACAATCTTTAATAAAGTCTGTTCAAAGAGGCAGTGCTTCTTCTGCTGGAAATATAACAATATCTGCTGTTAATATCTCAAAATCTTTTACAACATCATTTTCTACAGGATCTCAAGGTACGGCTTTTACAAGTTCAACCACTTCTGGAACGTACAGTCCAAGCGGAGGTTCTATAGCAGTAAGTTCTCCAAGCTTTAATCCAGCTGGAGGATCTTTTCCTAATTACACAGGAACTAGAACATTTTCTGGAGGTTCAACTACATTATCTACAGCAGCCTTTGGTTCGTACTTGTCTAATTCTACAACCTTAGTTGTTGATGGGGCATGTAGATGGGAAGTAGTTGAATATAACTAATGGTTTCTAAAATATATCCAAACGTATCTTCTCCAATAAAATCTATTCAGAGAGGAACAACGTCTTCTGCTGGAACAATTACAATTTCAGCAGTTAATATATCTAAATCTTTTGTAAAAACAGTTGCTAATGGATCTTCTGGAACAGCAGCTGCAAGTGGTACATCTTCTGGAACATATACTCCAACTGGAGGAAATGTTTCTAGTTCTGGAGGGTCTGGGTTTATTACATCTTCAGGATCATTCCCTACTTATAGCGGAACAAGAAGCTTTACTTGGGCTACAACAGATTTAACTTCTGCACGTTACGGAGGATATTTATCTAATTCAACATCATTAGTTGTAAACGGCGCATGTTTGTGGGAGGTTATAGAATATATCTAATGGCATCTACAATTTTTCCCATTATTTCATCTCCAATTAAATCAATACAAAGAGGGGTATCTGCTTCTGCTGGAAACACTACAATATCTTCTGTAGACTTAAGCAAATCTTTTGTCATGTCTTATTCTGATGGGTCAGCTGGAGTAATTGGAATAGAAGGTACAGAAAGTGGCACATTGTCACCAACTGGAGGAAGCATTATTGGTTCTGGAGGAGGAAACGCTGCTTCTGGAGGAGGAAGTATGCCAACTTATGCTGGCACAAGAAGCGTTACAGGTGGCGTTGGTCCTACTGTATATGTAAAAGAATACGGAGCATATTTATCAAACTCTACAACTTTAACTACTACAGGAGCTTGCCGCTGGGAAGTTGTGGAATATAACTAATGGGAATTAATTCATATCCAGAAATAACATCTAAAATAAAATCTGTTCAAAGAGGAGTTACTGCAATTTCTGGAACAATTACAATTTCAGCAGTAAATGTTTCCAAGTCTTTTGTGTTATCAAGGGGATTAGGCACAGATGGAACGGTAGCCATTAATAGTAATGAAAGTGGTACACTATCTCCATCTGGTGGAAGTGTTGCATCTCAAGGAAACTCATCAAGCGGTGGAGGATCCTTTCCGTCATATTCTGGAACCAGAACAATTAGCGGTGGATCTACATCTTTATGGTCAAAAGAATTTGGAGTATCTTTAACAAATTCAACAACACTGACGGCGACTGGCGCTTGTCGGTGGGAAGTGATAGAATATATCTAAGGAGTAAAAATGCCAAATTGGGTTCAGTTAAAAGACGGAGTAGCGTTTGCGTATGTTAATTCTAGCGCACATGTAGAAAACTCTATAATGCTTGATGATTCAATAAATCCAGAATCTATATTAGCTAAAAAATATGAAAATAATGAATGGGTTGATGCCCCCTTAATTCACTTTGTAGAAGAAATGTTGGGCAATAAAGTTTTAAGAGTAAATTCTACAGTATATGCTTCTGATGTAAAGGGAGAAATTTGTGGACCAGAGGTAAGAGAAATGTGGCGGAAAGATGAATCGGGCCAATTCATACCTCCAGCAAATATAGGCGAGGCAACCATATATGACGAGCACCTTTTTGAGTAGACTAACCATAGCTTTAATTAAACCCCTATGGTATAATTCAATAAGAATAAGTGGGCTATCCATGGGCAAATTAGGAGAATTTAATGTCTAGAAATATTTTAAATGAAACGGGGTACACATTTGACCCTGCTAACCGAATTATTGAAATTCCTAGATTTATTCGTAAAGAGAATTTAGTTCTTATTACAAATGTTACTAAGAATATTGTTGTATACAATTTTTCAGACAGTACATTAAAAACTACATCCTATACAAACTCAACAAATGCCGATGGCACACAGAAAACGACTTTAGTTCTTCAATACAATACTTTATCTATGTCTTCTTCAGACAAGCTACAGATTGTGTATGACGATGTTATAGAATACTTTACTCCAGCAGAAGCCCAACTAGATCCAACTAATAAATTTAGAGTAACTCAACCACAAGCTTTAATTGATACAGACTTTGAGTATGGAGTTCAGTCTTCTAAGTGGGAAAGCTTAACCATGACAAACAACAGACCGTTTGCGTATAACACCCCAAACCCAATTGCAAATATTTCTTCAATTAATATGCCTTTGCTTTCCAAAACCGTTACAATTAATCTTTCATCTGGAACCGCTCCAGCAAATGGAACTCCAATTACTGTACAAGATACATTTATTTCAATTGCAAACGGAAACTTTATTATTGAAACTGGTGGTGGAACCAACTCATTTACATATACAGCAAGGAGCGGAAATAGTACAAATATAACTTCTATTTTTGATCCAGCTAAGACTCTTGTTTTTTCTGGCGCATTATATACTGGAGCTGGAATCGGCGGAACTCCAACAATGACATCATCTGGAACAAAAGTAACAATAACTACAACGATTCCTCATGGACTTTCTTTAGCGAATGAAGTTGCTATAACTGGAGTTACAGCAAGCTCAAATCCCCCAAATGGATCTTTTTACGTAGCATCAATTCCTTCTCCAACACAATTTGTAATATATACACAAGTAGCTCCAACTGGAACATTATCTGGAGGAACTATATATAACCGTCCACAGGGACAATTCCTACACAGAGCATTTGACGGAGGAGTTTTGTTCTCTGCAAACGCAGATGGTAACTACGAGCAAACCGTTAGACAAACACGCCGTTATTTTAGATATCAATCTGGTAAAGGCATTCAGATGTCTTCAGGAACAATATTAAAACCTTTTGCTGGTATTGAATCTTTAACTTCATCTGGAACAACTGTTACAGTAACTACAAAAGAAAAGCATAATATTCTTCCTGGTGTTGCAATTACTATAAGCGGATGTAATGAGGCAGCATATAATGGCAATTTTACAGTAAGTAATATTACTGGATTTAATACTTTTACATATACAGCACTTTCCACTCCTTCGGCAGCAATTGCTTCAGGATTTCCAGCAGTAGCCGTCACATCTTGGTATGGCGCTCAGTCCCGTCTTGGAATGTTTGATCAGCAAAATGGATTATTCTGGGAGTATGATGGACAGACATTAAATGCAGTAAGAAGAAATTCTACTGCTCAACTTTCTGGAAGAGTAACAGTTACAAATGGATCGACAACAGTAATTCAAACAAATCCAAATTTATACCAAACATTTTTTAACAAACAATTAACTCCAGGAGATTATGTAGTTTTACGTGGTCAATCATATAGAGTCACACATATTAATAGCGATACGTCTTTAGTTATCTCTCCAGCATATAGAGGGGCAACTGCTCAATACGTAACTATGTCAAAGACAGTTGATAAGAAGATTCCTCATACACAATTTAATATGGATAAATTAGACGGAACTGGTCCTTCTGGTTATAGCATTGATCTTAGCAAGATGCAGATGTTTTACATCGACTATTCTTGGTACGGAGCAGGATTTATTCGTTGGGGAGTAAGAGGTCCGCAAGGAAATATTATTTATTGCCACAAAGAGCAAAATAACAATATGAATACAGAGGCTTATATGCGCTCTGGAAACCTTCCAGCAAGATATGAGACTCAAACAATGCCTCCAACGGCAGAAATTACATCAACAATTGAAACTAATAGTACTAGCATTAATGTTGCAAGTACTGCAGGATTTCCTCCTTCTGGAACAATACAGATTAAAGGCGGAACTAAAAATGAATTTATTAATTACTCAAGTAAAACAGCAACATCCTTTACTGGTTTAACTAGAGCTCAAACAGGTCAAGAAACTTTGCAACTAGCAGTTACTGCTGGATCAAATATTGCAACAGTAACAAGTACAGCAGGATTGCAGGTAGGTCAGAGAGTTGTTGGAGCGGCATTTCCAGAGGGAACATTTATTTCAAATATATCTGGTACAACTTTAACACTAACTGCAGCTGCAATTATATCTAATCCACAAGTTATTGTACCCCCAATGGGAGATCCTTCTCCACAATCATTTACATATGACCCACTAGCACCAATTGCTGCCGAGTTGGCTTGGCCAACATTTTCTCCAGCTATGTCACACTGGGGAACATCAGTAATTATGGATGGTAGATATGATGATGATAAATCACTTCTATTTACTTATGGACAGAATACTGTAACAAACATCCCTCAAGGTGCATCAAGAGCACTATTCTCAATTAGAATTGCTCCATCAATTGACTCTGGTATTACTGGAGCATTTGGAACTAGAGAGCTTGTAAATAGAATGCAGTTAATTCTTAGAGCTTTGGATGTTAGTACAAGAACAGCATCTGCTAATATGCTTGTAACAGCTGTTCTTAATGGAGTTCCTTCCACATCGACAACATGGACAAACGCTGTTCGTGATGTTGCAACAGTCCAGAATTCAAGTTTAGCTCAGATTGCAGATTATTCAGGTGGAACAACAACAATCTCTGGTGGTGAAACTACTGGTGGATTCTTTGTTAATTCAACAACCAGCGTTGAACTAGATAAAGTTCGTGATCTAGGAAATTCTATACTGGGTGGAGGTGGAACAACGGCTAATACTCAAATATATCCAGATGGTCCAGACGTTTTAACAATTGTTGTACAAAATATTGGTACATCAGCGGTTGACGTTACTGGTCGACTTTCCTGGACAGAGGCACAGGCTTAAAATTGAATGGCAATAACCTATCCAACAACTTTAGATAATTTTGTTAACCCACAGTCTTCAGACTCTGTTGCTCTAGTTTCACATGCTTTACAACACTCAAATGCCAATGATGCAATAGAGGCTCTTCAAGCTAAAGTAGGAGTTACAAATTCTTTAGTAACAACATCTCATGATTATAGAATAAAGACTTTAGAAACATCTACATCGGACTTTTTTACTGAGGGAACTAATAATTTATATTTTACGAATGAAAGAGCACAGGATGCCATAAATCTTTTAATATCAAATGGTACACACGACGGAATATCTTTTACATATAATGATTCTACAAATTCTTTAAGTTCTGCAATTTCTCAAGAAAAAGTTCAAGACTTAGTTGCTTCTCTTTTAAACCATAGTAGTCATATAAATCTTACAGCTACCTATGATGATGCAGACAATAAGATTATTCTTTCTTCTTCTGGTAGTGGAGGCGGTGGTGGTCCTGTAACATCTATTCAGAGCTTAAATTCTGCCCCATCTTCCCCATCAGCAGGATCCGTATATTTTGACAATAACGAAAGAACGATTAAGGTGTATAATGGCAATATCTGGTATGATGTGGCTGGACCAAAAGAAATTTTGGATCACACCCACGATTCAATAACTAGAAAAGTTGATTTTGTTGATTATGGAAATTATGTTGTAGATAATTTAGTAATTATGGACGGCGGAACAGCAACATCAGCATTTACAGGTGATATCATAGATGGAGGTTATGCGGCATAATGGCAGTCAGAATTCAAATACGTAGAGATACAGCAGCAAATTGGACTAGCGCAAACCCAATACTACTTGCAGGTGAAATCGGAATTGAAACAGATACCAATAAATTTAAAATTGGTACTGGAACAAACTGGAGCAATATTACAGATTATGCCAACGTTCCTTTATCATACTTGCAAACATATATTTCTACACAAAAGGGAGCAGCAAACGGCCTAGCCTCCCTTGATGTTAATTCAAAAATTCCAGATAGTCAGATCCCAGATAGTATTGCAAGAGATTCTGAATTTTCTCCTCACGTTTCATCAACCACAAATGTACACGGAATTGCAGATACATCTGCATTAGCTACTAAGACATATGCTGATACAGCAGCGTCTACAGCTATAACAAATTTAATTAACTCTTCTCCAGGAACTTTAGATACTCTTAATGAATTAGCAGCAGCTCTAGCAAATGATCCAAATTTTGCCACAACAATTACAAACTCTATAGCAGCAAAAGCTCCGTTAAATAGTCCAACTTTTACTGGAACAGTAACGCTTCCAAATGGCACAGTTACAAATGCAATGCTCGCAAGCGGCGCAGTTAATGCTTCTAAAATTGAATCTCTTAGCATAACAAACACACAAATTAGCGCAACTGCTGCAATTGATCAATCAAAGATCTCAGGCTTAGTTACAGATTTATCTGCAAAAGCCCCGATTAATAGTCCAACTTTTACTGGAACAGTTAGCGGTATTACTGCTGGAATGATTGGTTTAGGAAATGTTGAAAACACATCTGACGCAAATAAACCAATATCTACCGCAACACAAATAGCATTAGATGCAAAGGCTCCTTTAAATAGTCCAACATTTACAGGCACGGTATCTGGAATAACAGCAACTATGGTTGGCTTAGGAAATGTCAACAACACCTCAGATGCCAATAAGCCAGTTTCAACCGCAACACAAACCGCTCTAGACACAAAAGCACCAGTTAATAATCCAACCTTTACTGGAACAGTAACGCTTCCTTCTGGAACTTCTGGTGCAAATTTAGTTAGCATTCCAAACTCGGCTTTAACTAATAGTTATGTTACAATTGAGGGGCAGCAAATAAATTTAGGTTCAAGCGGATTTATTCTACCATCAAAAACAGGAAATGCTGGTAGATATTTAACTACAGACGGAAACACCCTTTCATGGGATCAAATTCAGGTCGAAGATGTTAATTTAGACCTAGACACAAATTTAGATTTTATAGCAGCAATGGAAAGAATTGATGACCTAGAGCTAGGGATAGATATACTAGGCACAAGTTCAAGTGTTTTGAAGAAGGAATATACCCCATTCGATCCTACAAGTTTGCTGGTATAGCATAAAAAATAGAATAATGATATACTTTGGGAGAGGTGATATAAATGCCAGATTATACAAGTTTAACTACCCAGATTGATGGGTTCAAGACAGAGCTAACTGCTCTATATTCTTCTGGGCAGATGACTGCTAAGGATCTTATTTACATTGCTAAGGCATTGAATGAGCTTGGTACTTTGCTTGGAGTTAATGATATTGCAGCAGCAACTGCAGATGGAGTTTCTGCATTATCTACAGCACAAGGAAATGCTACAACGGCTATCACCACAGCGCAGACAACTGCAACTGGAGCAATTACAACTGCACAGACAACTGCAACTGGAGCAATTACAACCGCACAAGGTACTGCAATTACAGCAATATCTGCGGCACAAACAACAGCAGTAAATACAATTTCAAATGCGGCAGCAGGAATTACTGTTAGCCCATTGATGTTAATGGGAGCGTAAACAAATGGCAACAACTTATAAAGTATTAGGACAGTCAGTGTCTGTAGCAAATACAGCAGTACACGGATATACTGTTCCAACTGGTGGAAATGCTGTTGTTTCTACAGTATCAATTTGCAATCGCAGCACAACAACAGATCAGACATACAGATTAGCAGTTCTTCCTTCAGGAGAAACATTAGCAGCTAAGCACTACATTGTCTACGATTCAATTCTACAAGCACAAGATTCAATTGCACTTACATATGGAATCACGCTTGCAGCGGGCGATAAAATCGTTCTTATTGCACCGACAACAGATTTTTCAATGACCGTATTTGGTCAAGAAATTACACCTTGATTTTAAGGTTTAGCGGAGGAATAAATAAATGGCACTAACAAGAGTAAGACCAAGCAGATTAGAAGATGTGTTTATTGCTAAAAGACCAGAACATGTCACAGACTGGAATGGCGCAAACGTGCCAATTTCTACCCTTGCACTAAACCCAACAGTAGTATATGGAGATAATAAATTCGTTGCATGTTCTGCAGGAGCAAGATTATTTTCTTCAACAGATAATGGAGCAAACTGGACTGTAGTTGAAAATAATTTACCAATTAAGCAGCTATATAAAGCTGGACCTACACTTCAGCCAGATTATTTTTCAGATTTAAGATATGCAAATGGAATTTGGGTTGGTATTACAAGATATGGATATCTATATACTTCACCAGATCTAATTACATGGACAGAAAGAACATTAGGAACATTTAGCGGAAGAGGCCAGGGAAACCTAGCACAGGTCACATTTGGTAACAGCACTTGGGTTGTTGTTGGTTCCGACGTAGGAGCATCAAACGCTCATTACGCAGCACGTTCAACAGACAATGGTGTTACATGGACAAAGGTTGATTTAGGATTTTCTACAACAAATGCTAACGCTGTATCGTTTGGTAATGGATTATTTATTGCAGTATCAAATAACGGACTTCTTTCAACATCTACAGATGGATCAACATGGACTGCAAGAACCTCTTCTTTTGGCGCAACAGCAATTTATGATATCAAGTACGCAAATGGTCGCTGGGTAGCGGTAGGAGCTTCTAAGCAAGGCTTCAGCGTTGATGGAATTACATGGGGTCAGTATGGTACTCTAGCAGCAGTAAATACAAACAATCTTGTATGGAATGGTACACGTTTCGTAGCAACTGTAGCTAACTCAGCTGCGATTTATACAACTGATGGAACTACACAATTTACTGTTGTTACTACATCTGGAACAATTGCAGCTACTCCAAACGTAACAGCACATACTCAGACATTTATTGCATCAAATGGCTCAGGTACACTAGTTAAGATGAATACTGGTGGATCCTTTAACCTTTCAACAGATGCAACTGCTGCTGCGTGGACACAGTCTCTATTGCAGCCTATGGCAGCAATTACTGAAGTAGTTGTTGGAACAAATACATTCTATAGAATGGCAACAGATGCTGGTGGAGTTATTCACAAGATTTGGAATCCATCTTCTCTAAATGGTACTCCAGTATATGCAAGATCATTTGATGATGGTTTAACTTACAAGATTGCTCAAGGTCCTCTAGGATTAAATATGACAAACATCTCAGACGATTACATGTTTGTTAAAGTAGTAAATAATATCCTATTTATTGGAACAAGAGCTGGAAGATTATATTATTCAACAGATAGCGGCACAACATGGTCTCTATCATTTAACTTAGCATCAACAACATATCCAGTACTAGATATTGAATATGGTGTTAATTATGGAACTGGTTTGCCAACATATGTAGCAATTACAGCTGTTACAAATGATGCTAACATGGTTAGATTTAGTACAGATTTAACAAACTGGACTGGTGTAATTGCATCAACAACAATTATTCCAAAGACAATTGCATATGGTGCAAATAAGTGGGTAATTAGCTCAACTACAGGTACTGTACTTAACGCAGGTCTTGGATTCTCAGGAAGAGATGCAGATATCTCACTTGCAGCATCATGGGCAAACGTAAACGTTGACACGGGTCTTGGTGGCCCAGCATTAGTTCGCTGGCTAGAACCAGTAAAGAAATTTGCCTTTGTATATGGAACGGTTGCTACTGCAACTACATTTTCTTGGTATCACTCAGGAGATGGAACAAACTGGACTAACGTTACCGCAGGACCTACATTAACTGCCGCTATCCAGCAAATTTATTGGGTCGGTGCAGAAAAGAATGCAGTTTATCTAATTGGTATGTCTGGAAACACAGTATACATAATGTCATACAATTTCTTTGCATCATCTTTGACGATTCTTAATCAGTATACAAGAAAAGTTGGACTTCCAGCATCAGTTACAATTACTGCAAATAACTGGATTCTGCAAGAAATTGCAACTAACTATGCACTTGGATACTATAGAACCCCATTGGTATCTAGATTATTAGCAGGAACAATTTAAGGAGAAAATAAATGACATATTCATTCGAAGTAACAGACGAATTAATCTGCGAAATCTCAAAAGATGGAGATGTTGTGGATGCCACGGGACCATGGGAAAGCGCAGAAGCGGCTACCGAATGGGCAGATATTATTGTGGATGAACTTAATAGTGGTGCTAGAGAAACAATTTCTGGTGCTTCTCTAGAAGATCCAGCAGAAGAACCAACAGAAGAATAATTTAAATAGATGTATAAAGTCCTTCAAGAGAACCTTGGAGGACTTTATACTATTAGGGTATAATATAAATATGTCATATCAGCTAAAAATAATGAAAGATTATCCAATAGGATTTTGGCCATTGGATGAGTCTTCTGGAACTATAGCTGCTGATAGATCTGGCTGTGGAAATAATGGCACATATACTAGCCCTTTATTTTTAAAAATATTACCTATAGTTCCTGGCGGTCTTTATGGAACAAAAATAACAAATTCTGCATCTATATCTTTTCCAATTACAAATGATTATTATGCAAAAACAGCAGGCGCCCCATTTGGGAATAAAGATACATCAGACAACGATTTTACAATAGAATCTTGGGTGAGTTCATCAATAAACTCTTCAGCAGAAACTGTACTGTTTGCAGATGATACCAACAATATTGGATTATTCTGGGAAAATGGAGATGTAATATTTCGAATTTCTGGATCAGATGAAATTAGGCATACTCTAACATATACTAAAAAAGCAATACATTTAGTTGGAGTATATTCAGTATACTTTATTTCTTTATATGTCGACGGAATACAGGTTGCCACAAAAACATTAGATTCTTTTAAATTTACAAACTCATCTGTAACCTTGACGGCGGGTCCAACAACAGATTCTGGAGATTATTTTATTATTGATGCTCCAGCAGTATATAGATATTCTTTACCTGCAAATATAATAAAATCACATTATCTAAATGGAAACTCTTCAATTTCTCCAATACATGTGGTATCTCCAGAAGGTGGTATTTTATTTACATGTACAGATTCAAAAATTAAAAGTAAATTTGATTATTCTTATCCAGTAGACAAACAATGGACAGACTTTATAGATACAAATACATTTTATGATACAGAAAATAAATATATAGGATTTTATAAAACAGATACTGCTCAGGCAAAAACATTTATAATTAATGATTCTTTTTTAATTTCACCAGATGCGGGTCTAGAAAGCTCAAAAGTCGAATGGAGAAATAATTTAGGAATAACTGTTGAGTCTAGTATTGATGGCACTAATTATGTTCAGTGTGCAAATGGGCAACCGCTACCACAATACACAAAAGAATCTTTTGCTACAGAGACAAAGATATATATAAGAATTACAATGTCTACTTCCGACGCAAGTAAATTCCTTCCAAGATTATCATTTTTCTGTATTTCTTTTTATGGAGATAAAAGAATATATTCTGATAATTATGGAGACTATATTTCATCATCAAATGAATATTATTTAGGAGCCCAAAACTATCCTATTTTGTCAAGGAATTATATGAATGGAATTAGGGCAAAAAACAGCGCAGGATTTGATTTGTCGGCAAGTTTACCAGTAAGGTCTGTTGAGATGGTCTTTACGCCCCTTACGTTGGCCTCTAACACGCTATTCTATGCTTCTGCTGGTGCAACTACTAGATTTGCCTGGAATGGCTCTGGAGCAATTTCTAAGGCTAATATAAAGAATATATATATAAATAATATAGATGTCTCATCTGCAACTAATATTTCCTCATATTTAACCGCAGGAGAGCCTCACCATATAGTAATATCTTTTACAGATCCAGTGTCTGGCCTATTAAAGTTTAATTATGAAACTTCTGGTGGCCCAAGTAACCTATATAAGAATATAGCAATATATAAAAACGAGCTCTCTTTGTCTAATGTAGAAACCCATTATGAGTTATATGCAGGACAACCAGTCGAAACTGTCCTTGAGCCAGCCATCAATATGACAGAATCAGCGGTAGAATACTATAACAATGACTGGATTGTGATACAGACTGTATAATTCTGACACACAAAGTGACAGAAGCTGGACTTAATTTATAAAAAATGGTAAAATAAAAACCTATGGATCTTGGAAAATTAAAATCATCTAGCTTTGAAGAAGAGACAAGGCTTGGGATATATGTGTGGGAAATGCCCGATGGAAGATGGATAGGCGACGACGATGGAAACTTCTTGTCTATTACATCCATGAAAGGTAACAAGTCAAGGATAGATGCTCTGGCCAGAGAAGTTAGATCTTATGGAATTGACGAAGGAAAGCCTTTATTCTTGTCTGGTCGTAGAAAAATAGATGATGAAGAATTTGAATATCAGAAACAAAGACTTGACTGGGGACTAGTGCCAGATCCTCTAGATATAGGAAACTATAAGGATGAACTTAAAAAAGCAGGTGGTAAATAATGGAACATATAGAAGACGATAATTCTCAAAATATTGAAATTTCTAATGCTGTTGATTGGGTAAGGTTTAATAATCCAGTAGTAGAAAAAACTAATGACCCGTTTAAAATTGAAGGCGATGATTTAACAAAAATAAGTGGGTTAGGTGCTTCTTTTAGAAGAAAAATGAATAGAGATATTCAGAAAAGATTTGTTGGAATTGATGGCACTGCTACACAGCAGAACCTTCTTGCACAGGCCATTACTGGCTACGCAATGTTTGATCTTATTGAACCACCATATAATCTTGAATATCTTTCTCAAATATATGAAATATCCCCATATAACTATGCAGCAGTAAATGCTAAGGTAGCTAATATTGTTGGACTTGGATTTGATTTTATTGAAACTCGTAAAACAGTTGAAGCAATGGACGGAATTGAAAGTGATATGCAGCTTGAGAGGGCTCGTAGAAAATTAAATAGACTACGTCAAGATCTGCATGAGTGGCTAGAAGATTGTAATGAAGAAGAAACATTTAAAG